AGCTGCTATTCCTGCTCCTTTTATATTTGACATTTTATCTCCATCCTTTTGTTGCAATTTTTGGTTTACCTTGTCTAACTAAACCACCTTTAGAAAATTTCTTTTTAATTCTTATTTCTGCTCTTTTAGGCCCAATTAAAACATCAGTAAATCCATCATCATCTCCTTTACTAAATACAGCAGCCATATCCTTCATATCTATTTCAGTGTCAGTACCCTCTATAGATTCATAAGGGTTACCTTTGTATTCCATCTTAGGTTCAAGACCTGTAAATTGAAATTTTTGTTTTTGACTGGGAGCTTTTGAAAATTTCTTTTTGTCAGCCATATTATTTTCCTTTATTCATATTTATTACATCAGTTGCCTTAAGTCCATATATAGCTGCGACTACTGAAACCCAGAGGCCAACTATCCACCAGGGCATCTCTTGTAATTTTTGAAAATACAAGTCAATCTTTTCTTGCATCTTTTCATCTTCTGCAAAAACAGAATATGCTAACAAAAACAGAGGCGAAGAAATTGTTAAAAGTACAAATTCGTCTTTCCAGTCTGATTTTTGATTCTCTGCAATCTTGCCACTAAACTCTATTTCTCCACGTTTCATTTTTTCAATGTGAAGAAGTTTAGCTTCTGACATCGCAACGTCAGCTGCTTTTTTATTCTTGTATATTTCTAGTCCAGATTTTAAACCTTGACCTAATAAACCCCAAGGAATCATAAACTAGTACCAAGTTGCTGATCTTTTTTTCTCTGCTAAAATTTTTCCTTGACCTTTAACCATCTCTTTTTGAGATTCAGTTGGATTTGTCATCTCAACTGGTTTTCCACCTTCAGGATATTTAACTTCAACAGTTTTTTTGTTCTTTTTTTTCATATTAGCCTCTTTTTTTACTTTTACCTGCTTCAGAAAGTGCAATCGCAATAGCTTGTTTACGACTTTTTACTTTTTTAGAGCTTTTTCCAATGTTGAGTTCACCTTTTTTGAACTCTTTCATAACAGTTTTAACTTTTTTATCTGACTTTGTCATCTTTTTTCTCATTTTCTATTCTCCTCGTTTAATAAAAATGCCTCCTGGCATCATATCTTTTGCATTTGGCATTGTTTTTGACAATATTGTCTTTTCAATAGAAGTATCGGCTCTTAATTTTGCTAATTCTTCGTTTTGTTTTAACTTATCATCTTGATTTTGCTGATTCATCATCGCTTTCATTTTGTCTAAGTTAATTCTATCTTCACCTTCCATTCTTTTTCTCTCATTTTCTTGAGCTTGAAGATCTAACTCTCTTGCTCTTAACTTAGCAATTGGGTCATTATCAAATTGTGAAGTGATTTTCTTTTCTTCCTTCATAAATTCTTCCATCATATCAGCAACAAGTTGTGCTTTTCTTGCTTCTATTTTTTCTGACATCATTCTAACTTGCATTTGAATGTTTGGATCTTGCATTGCTTGTGGATTTTGTTGTACAGCAGCTAATTGTTGTAACTCATTTGGAAATTCCATTTCAACTTGTTCTTGAGCCATTAATGAAATGTGTTCAAAACAATTTTTTTCTAATGCAGCCATAATGACTGGAGCATTTCTTGCCATATTAGTTGCCATAAAATTTAAATGAGCTGTGATGTGAGCTCTATGGTCTTGACCAGGAAATGCTTGGAACGGTTTCCCAGCGAGAGCATCAATGTGTTCTAACGCTGGGTCCTTTGGCGTTGGTTGTTGTGGTCGAATTAAAATTTTGTCTATGTCTTTTACACCTAGTGCTTCATACATATTTCTATAAATTTGATATTGATTATGTATGCCAGGATTAGAAGCTGCCAATTGCAGTTCCGTTTGCGCAAGGGAAATACGCTGTGTCTGAGAAAATATATTTGGATCTGCAACTGGCAATATATCTACTCTATCATCAAAGTCAGATTGTTTAATCATCTTTTGACCACCGACTACGTCGTATGGATATTCTTGTGGTAGATATAATTTGAATACTCGTGCAAGTAATTTAAATTCTTTTTTTAATGCTGCATAAATTCTTTTGTGGATCGCAGACATCGTCCTTGATCCTCTCTCTAAAAGCGCAACTGTCGTACCCACTGCGGCTTGTTGATTACCCTCACCTACTTGTAGATCAGCTATAGATGCGAAACGCTGACCTGCTTGTACTACGACGCCCATAAGTGCTAAGAGTGTTTGAGACGGTTCCTTAAATGGAAGCATCATAAATGCGTCACGTATATTTCCTCCTGGTGCGTCTACATCTCTAAATTCTCCAGGTTGAATAGACTGTGCATCGTCTCTAATTCTTATTCCACGCTGTTTAAAACCAGCAGGTAAGTTGGATAATGTTCCTGCATCTAGTAATTGTCTTAATGCAGTTGTGGCTGTTCTTGATAAACCACCAATCATATGTATTAAACCAAAACCATAAAAACCAAGTCCTGGTAAAAATTTAAAATGTACGAAGTATTGAATCTTATTTCTTTTAACATCATTAGCTTCATAATTTCTTCTAATAGATAAAACTTCTCTAGAATTTTCTTCTAATGTAACAATGTATGGTAATTTAATTCCAGTAGCATCACCTGCTTGATCTACATCTTCGAATCCATCTAAATCTAAATTAATGTGACACTCTAATAAATTAAATACATCTTCTTCTCGACCTTTTGTTTGGCCTTCTAACTCTCGTTCTTTTTGTTCAACTTCAGTTTCATTAAGTGTAGTAGGTTTTAATTCTATGTCTCTGTAAAAACCAGCTACTTGTTGTTTTCTTAATTCATTTTCAGAAATTTTTACGACGTGAATGATTGCTTCCGCGTCGTCCAATGAGGTGGCCGAATACGGAACAATCAAATCATCGGCAGGAACAAACTTAGAAACAGCTTGTTGTTCTACTTCATCATAATAAACTTTTTTAAATGATGATCCTGCTAAAGGTAAATAAAATAACATTTGATCAAAGTCTGGTTCATAATCTCTCATCTGATCCATAATTTGATAATTCATAAAATCTTTTACACGTTGAGACTGTTGTTCTTTTTCAGGAGTTGATAATCCTAAAATTTGAGTTCTAACAGGTCCTTCTGATGGTAATAATTCTTTGTATGCTAATGCTTGAAACTGAGTTACAGCTTCAGCTAAAACTGGATGTGTTGCACCGGATGCACCTTGAAATGGTTCAGTTCTATTTTCATATTTAAATCCTAATAAATCTAAACCTTCTTTGTAAGTTCTTTCCCAATCTTTTCTAGACATTTTATAGTCTTGATAATTTTGATAAAGCTCAGTTCCTAATCGTCCAAGAACATCATCAGGTAAATGTTCTGCTAAATTATCATAATGATTAATGTCACCTTCAACAGATGCAATTGACGGATCATAATTAATATCTACAGATCCATCTTCATTTTCATTAACTTCTACAGGTTCACCTTGTTCAGCAATTTCTTGCTGTTCTTCTAAAGATGCTTCTTCAATTTCTTTATCCGAAGGTACGTTTATTGTTTGCTCTACGTTTGGTAGAGACTTGTCGATTTCTGCCATTTATTTTCTCCAGTTTTACAGGTGTAACACTATTATATTGAATATTCAAGCCTTGTGGGTTGGGTCCTGATTTAGGTGGTAATAGATGAGTCTTAGGATATTTCATTAATCTTTCTTTGGTTTATATCCAATAAAATTATCAAAGCTTGTTAAAATATCATCATTAAGACCTTCTTCAATATCTTTAACATAATCATCTGGACCAGAAGCTCTGTAAACTTCTTCATAATCAATTACTTCAGGATTAGAGACGCCACCTTTTCCTGTAGCTTCATCTATATAAGATTCACCTGGTCGATACTCGATATAACCTGTTGTTCCTTTATCTGTTTCAAACTCGATATGTTTATGTCCTGTTTGTACATCTTCAACGTAAGTAATATTTTTATCAGGATGAACAATTCTAATTTCACCTTGTTTTGTATAACTAGGTGTTCCTTCATCAAATAATTTTGATGTAGCTAATGTAAATCTTTCCATTGCATTATTTCTTATTGCAGTTCTAGCTGTTGTTTTAACAATTGTTTTTGAACTACCTTTTAACAATCTTCCTAATGGACCCAAGAAAGGAAGAGAAGCTAATCCCACACCTATGCCTTGAACAACTCTTCTTCTAGGTATATCTATTTTTTCTTTTTTAGGTGAGCCTCCTTTATCAAATTCCATTCTTGGTTCACCAGCAATTGTTTTTCCAAGAAAATCAAAACCAGTTGCTTCTGGTAATGCTTCCTGTTTGATTAAAGGTTGTTCTGAAATATCTACATCAGATACAACTGGTAATTCTCTTGTTGCTGCAGCTTGTTCTCTTTCCAAAGCTGTTTTTTGTCTTTTTAAACCTAATCCTTTTTCAAACTCTCTTCCAAAAACATTTGCAACTTTTTCAATGGCAGTTACTTCTGGTGGAACATAAGCATTTGGATCATAGCTTCCCGCTCCTCGTCCCACGGAATAAGCTAGGCTTGGAACAAATTTTTCTTTTGCTTTAAATGAATCATAAGCTTCTATTAAATTAGGATGTACGTCTTTGATGTAATTTCTTTTTTGTGCTTCATCTTTAAAAGAAACTCCCATTCCTAATGTTGCTAGGTTTGTTAAAATATCTTCAGTTGAGTATCCTTGATTGTAATCTACCAGCGCGAACGGACCTCCTAAACCAATTTCAGCTAAAGCAACTTTTGCAATTGCAGTAGCTCCAGGTTTTACTTTTCTAAGTACGTCAGAAAATTCCTGCGCTGCACTATCTGTCATTCCCATAAAACCTAATTCATTCATTTGTGCAATTACGCTTGCATCTAAAGTTTCCAATAATTCAGGAGCAACTCTTTTTGTCATTTCAGTAAACGATTCACGTCTACCACGAAGTTTTTCTCCACCTAAATATTTAGCCATTTCTTCTGTTAATTCTGTTTCTATAGTTTCAGCAACATTATCAACATAATTTTCAACTGCTTTAGCTCTTGTAGCTTCATCTGTAGATCTACTAAAAACATTGTCTAATTTGTTTCTTTCAGCACCTTCTAATCTATTTTCAAGTGCTACCGAAAACTGAACATTGAAAGCATTGTTTTTTCTTCCAGCAACGTGATGAACGTGCATAGGAGAAAAAAATCTTCTATTGCTAACATTAGTTGGATCATA